CGGGGTCAGCGCCTCGTACGCCTTGAACCGCTCGGTCTCGGTGGCGCGGGGGTCGGTCAGCGCGTCGTGCGCCGCCTGGGCCTCGGCCGACAGTTTCGGCGGTCGCTTCAGCGCGTCCTGCACGCCTTGCGGCACGCCCGAGGTACCGGCCTCCACGTGGTTGGTGATCTCGGTATGCAGCGCACCGCGTTCCTTGTCGGTCAGTCCCTTCTTGTCCCCGACGTTCTTGACCAGGGCAGAGATGGACTTCTGCACCTCGGGATGATCGGTGAGCTTGTCGCCCGGTCCCTGCTTGCCCTTGATCTTGGTCAGGGCTGTCTTGACCGCATCCGGCGCCACGTTGGTCTTGCCCTGGATCGCTGTCACCACGTCATGCAGCGACTGCGCCTGGGCGGCGAGCTTCTGGTCGGTGAGCTGTGCGGCGCGGGCCGGCACGTTGGTCTTGACCTTGCCGGCGATGTTGGACACCACATCCTTGGCGCCCTGCACGGTCGGTGGAGTGAAGCCGGGCTGGGCCTGGCTGGCGCCCGGCGCGGTGTACGTGATGTCCTTGAGCAGGCTCTTGGGTACCGGCTTGCCCTGCGCCTTCAGGGCTGCGATCTTGGCCCGTCGTCGTTCGTTCAGCTTCTCGACGCGGGTCTTCTCGTAGGCGTGGTACGCCCCCGGGGCTACGGCGTGCAGGGTGTGCTTCCAGCCTTTGCACGGGCCGGGGTGCAGCGGGTTGCGGCAGAACTCGCCGACCTCGCAGCCCCAGTGCGCGGCAGCGACCAGGGCATATAGGGCGAACTGGAAGGGCTGGCCGAGCGCGTACAGCGCGACCTCGTCCATCCACATGGAGTGATGCGCGCGAGCGCGCGGGTGCCGGGCAGCCGCCTTGTGCAGCGCCTGACGCTTGACCTGTGCGTTGGCCCGCGTGACGGCCGCCGACTGCCGTGCCGCGTTGGCCTGGTCGATGGCCGTATTCCGCGCCTCCGCGCTGTCGTGACGCTGCTGAAGCCTGGCATGAAGCTGGTCGGCGCGGGCTACCGCGCGCCCGTGCTGGTGCAGCGCGTGGGCGTAGTCGGTGGCCGCCGCCTGCACTCTCGCGTGTCCCTGGTTGGCGCCGAGCTGCTGGGCGAGCTGTTGGGCGTGCTGGTAGGCGGCGGCGTACCCGCCCTGTGCGGCCTGCTCCAGGTCGGACTGCTGGCGGGTCTTCGCGGCCGGCGCCACCGGTACCGCGACATGTGGCCGCTGGTAGGGCTGGACCTGCTGCTGTTGGGCGCCTCCACGCTTGACCCCGGCACAGACGCCGGGCTTGTGGGTGGCCAGGCAGTACGCGCCACCATAGAGCTGGCCGGCGTCCTGGCACGAGGCGTGCTCGTCCACCTGGAGGGAGCGAGCCGCATCGAGACCGTACAGCTCGGCGATCTCGCTCACCTGACGAACCTCCTGGACAGATCCAGATGCTCGCCGGGTCGCAGCAGCACCTGCGAGCATCTGCATTGGATCACTTCTTCAGGTAGAGCGACAGGCCCGCGCGCCCCGGGGTGATCCAGCAGGGCCTGGCCCACCGCGAACGGCTCATCCAGGGGTACGCGCTGGCCGGTGCCGGGGGTACCGAGGTCGGCCGCGAGGTGGGTCGGGCGTACCCGCTCGTCGTGGGTGGCCAGCCAGCCGTGTTCCCATTCGCCGCCGAGCTGGGCCGCGTAAGACTGGAAGCCGGCGTGCGTGCCGGCGTTGTAGGCACCGATGGCCTCGGTGCGCGCCACCACCAGCGCGCGGTTCTTCCAGGTGGCCACCTCGTTGTCGGAGAGCACGGTCTCGATCCGGGCGGCCAGCTCGCCGATCGCGGCGCCCTCGTGGTGAGCCTTGGCGACCTCGCTGGTGATGAGGGTGTAGACCTCGTCCGGCACGTTGGCCAGTCGGTTCTTGGCCACTTGCAGGTAGCTCTCGACGCGGCCGGGCGGCAGCGGCGCGGCGAGCATCACGTCGTGCCAGGCGCTCTGGTAGATCTCGCGGATCTCCACATCGATCACGTCGCCGAGCGCGAGACGGAACGCGGGCGCGGCGGCGAAGACGGCCGGCGGGTCCACCACCCGCCCGTGGACAACCCGGTCCCGAACGCCATCGATCCACTTGGAGAGCATCCCGAGGTAGGAGCGGAACAGCGAACGCTCTGCCTTGACCATCTGGGCGAAGCGCCGCCAGCGGATCGGCAGCCACGGATCCGGCGCGGTACCGGCCAGCGCCACAGCGCCCACCGCGACGGCGGTACCGGCGCCCGGCCCGGTCGGCTGTTGAGGCTGCTCGGGCTGGGTCACTGCGCCGCCCGCTCCAGCACCACGCGCAGCAGCTCCGGGCGGTGCTCCACGCCACGCAGCAGCAGCTCCGTGCAGTACTCGCGCAGCACGTACTCCAGGTCGTTCTCCGGCACGTTGACGTGCGCGGCGAGCTGGGCCAAGTGTGCCCATGCCCCGGTCAGCAGCTCGCCGGCATGGTCGCGGTCGCGCGGTCGGATGCGGGTGTGGATACGGAACTTCGGCACGTCGGCGTGCTGGCCCCGGGAGGCCCGGTCCAGCAGCCGGCCGCCGGCCATCTCCAGCGCGCGGTAGACGACCTGCTCGGCGCCGGGCAGCAGCGCGGCCAGGTTGATCGCGGCGGCGTGCTGGGCCACCAGCTCGGCCACGCCCGAGGCGGCCAGGGCTTGCCGGCGGCCACGCTGCGCCGGGCTGGTCTGGCCGACCGGCATGTCGGGGATCGCGCCCATCGGGCCGCCGGTATCGTCCGGCGGCGGCTGGTCGGTGGGGTACTGGTCTGGCGGCAGCGCGCCTTCCGGGGCGGCCGGTGCCGGCGGCTGAAGGCCGGCGCTGATGACGGCCGTCGGAACGCCGAGCACCTGCGCGACACCGGGCGCGGCGATCAGCGCCGGGTTGAGCTTGCAAAGCTGCCAGAGCTGCCACTGGAGCATCTGCTTCTGGTTCTGCTTGTCGCCGTCCTCGAACGCGCCGGCCGCACGCAGCGCCTCATCGTTGATCAGGCCCCGGTCCCAGAGGTTCTGGGCGTCCTCCATGCGGTTGGGTCGCACGGTCAGCGGGCTGGTGTCGTACCAGAGGGTGAACTTCTCCGGGTCCTTGCCGAGCACCTTCAGGGCCGGCTGAAGGTAGGCCTCCGTAAAGGCGTCACAGACCCGTACCAAAACGGGCTCAATGAACAGCTTTATGGACGATTCCTCTATCTGCCAGCTCCCCCAGTGGTTGGCCTCGCCCTGCCCGAGGAGGTCTTCCGGGGCGATGTCCAGGCCGAGCGCCAGCCGGCGGATAGCCTGGTCGAGCTTCTGTTGCAGCTCGGCCGTCAGCGGGGTGTCGAACTTGATGTGAGCGAAGGACTGCGAAACGTTGTCGTAGCGGCCCTCGCCGGTCGGCACGGTGGCCAGGATCGGCACCAGACCGGCAGCCGTGCCGGCCCCGGTGAGCTGGGCACGGGCCGACTCCAGGATCTGATCCAGCAGACCCTGCACGCCGCCGGCCTTGTCCTCCGCGTGCGGGAAGTCCACGCCCTCGCGCAGCAGCAGCAGCCCGGCCGAGATCAGCCGCGAGTCGATCTGGCTGAAGCAGAGCTGGGTCAGCCGCTCGATCTCACGCAGGATCGGCAGGACCGAGCGCGCCGGAGAGTCGGCCTGGTCGAACAGGCGCGGGTGCGGCGTCCACACCCGCATGAGGATGTCGGTGCCCTTCTTCAGGGCTCGCCGGCCGCCGCCGATCGTCATGGGTCGCTTGACGAAGATCGTGTTGCCTTCGCGGGCCAGCTCCTTGGCGCTGGCCACGTACCACTTGTCACCGTCGGCCCGGCTGCCACCCTCGGCGACGACGAAGCACTCGCCGGCTACGTAGTTCTGGATACCGATGGTGCGCAGGCCTTCGCCCTTGGCCGCCGGGCCACCGAAGATCGACTCCGCCAGCACCTGAATCTGCGGATCTGCGGACTCCTTGCCGGGGCGACCCCGCTCGTCCAGCTCGGCCACGTACAAACGGCAGCGCGACAGCGCGCCTGCATGTCGATTGGCCACGAAGCGGAACTCACCGTTGATGTCGTAGTGCCGCCACGCCTCCTGCTGCCACTCCAGGTCGCGGATGCGCAGAGACTCGCTGGACTGGCCTTCCAGCCGGACCTGGCTGGCCGCCGCGATGATCGACGGCAGTCCCCGATACTCCTCGACGGCCGCCGGGAGCAGGTCGCGCACAGCGGCCGGGGTGCGCCGGAGCAGTCGGGCCACGTCTCACCCCTCGCGGGTTGCCAGGAAGCCGGTCACGTGCGAGAACGCCAGCGCAAGCGCGGGCAGCAGCAGCCATGGCCGGTCGCCCCAGTACCAGGCCAGCGGTGCGACCACGGCCCCGGTCCAGGTGGACACACACCAGGGGCAGACAACCAGGTAGGCCAGCAGCGGCGGTCGATCAGCGTGGTTGGACATCACCATGGCCAGCGCCTTACGGCGTTCCTCGACAGTGGGCTCCTGCTTGGTCCACGAGTGGGCTCGCCGCCAGGCGGCCACGATCCAGGCCCGGCGCGGTCGCTCGAAGATCTTGTCCGCCGTGATCATCCGGGTAGTCCGCGCCACGGCCAGCGCGTACACAACGAGGATGATCGGCGAGAGCATGAGCACAGCATAGGGGCGCTTCACCTGGAACGGCACAACCCATCCGGAGGAGCACACAGGGCGCCCGCCGAGGTGAGCGCCCTGTGTCAACCCCACATCCCCCGATGGATGGTTGGCGCTCGCGCCGCCGCGTCCGTCGGTGATCGCTGATCTTGGGGAAGACGGGACCGGCCGAGCTGGCAGCGGCGCGAGGCTTGCCGGAATCCTAACCCGGGTAGCCGGGCAGCCGCGCGCCGAGTGGACCCAGCGAGGTGCGCCCGGGTAGCGGTGCCCTGGCCGGGCTCGCCGTGGTGGCGAACATCTTGACCCGCGAGGTCAGCCACAGCAGGGCGTACACAAGCGCGTCGATACGGTCCGGGCTCTTGGAGGTCTCCTCCGGCACCCAGTTGACCATCTGGGTCTCCAGGTTGCCGAGGTTCTGGCCGCGCACGTGGGAGACGTAGCCCTGCTCGTAGCGTGCGGCGACCGGTTCGGCGCGCAGCCGCTTGCCGATCTTGGCGGTGACCATCTTGACCGGCGGGTTGCCTCCAGGTGGAAACAGCCCCTCATCCTGCATCTCGCGGTAGGCCCGGACCAGCACCTCGCGCAACCAGCGCTTGCCCTGGTTGTCCTCGACGATCAGG